GAATTATACTCGTTAGCATTATACCAATTAATAATAGAATCATTAGCTGAAAAATAAGGGCTATAATCTGTAGCAGCGGCAGTTGTATTTAAGCCTTCAAATATATTCCATACATTATTTATCTTAGCAAATACAAACCAGTTTTGAGCAGCGGTATATCTTTTAAAGATAATAAACTCTGGTTCTGAATTTAATCCGTGACCAGTTGTACCACCTCCTGTTTTACCATTATAAGTTGAAATACTAAACCCAGCAGCAGGATTTGCACTAACAACAGAAGGAATACTACCGTTACTGTTTATAGCAGGTAATTCTGCTCCTTTCCAACCCCAAACAACGTAATTATTTGTCGCATAATTAGAATCTGCTCCAGGTAAATATACTCCGTCAGAAGCTAATCTCATATAATCAGCATTATAACCATCGTTAGCATTAGTTAAATTCGGATATAAATAATTTCCACTACCTCTAATAGAATCTACAATCCTATGAGCCGCAGCACCTGTTCTTTGTTTTTGCCAAACCATATCTGGCTGGAAACCCATTCCTGTTACTGTTTGCGGTGTACCACTATTTCCTGTATACAAAACAGTATTAAAACTATCTTCTAAAGTAGGTTCTACTGTTGTAGGGTCAGCAGCAAATGCCATATATATGAACTTCTGCCCTGCGTTGTTATATCTTTCTGTAGTTAATCTAAAACCATTTTCTAAAAAATCTGGAGTGTTTTCAATTCTTTCAGCATCTGAATTGTTTGCGTTTAATTCTCCATCTGGTCTTTTGTTATCAACTAATTCCCAAGGAAAAGCTATATCTACAGCTCTAAATAACATAAAGGCAGGTTCAAAACCTGTTACAATAGTATTAACGCCTCCATTACCAACATACGAACCAATAGAAGAAAAGCCTTCTACTTCTGCGAAACAGTAGGCTATCATTTTTTCGTTTAAAGAATTAGTTGAAGGGTCTGTTCCAACTGAAAACACGGTAGAAGTAGGTGATGAACCTCCCCATATACTTGGAGAAAAAGTTAATTCAGCTGCAGTTGTGTTTAATTGTAAATAATTATTAATACCACTTAAATTGGAATTATATACATACCAATTATCATTTGTATTTTCCCTTCTTTTTACAATTATCATTTTAGGTTCCCCATTTAATCCGTGACCTATTGTAGAAATAGTTTCTGTGCCTGTATAACTAACAACACTAAACCCTGCTTCTGTATTAGCAGATACTTGACTTGTTATTGTACCGTCTGTGTTTGTTACTGCTGCACCTCCTGCTTTAAAGTTCCAAGAAACGTAGCTTGCATTGTTTGCATTAAGTTCCCCATTACTTCCAAGAGTAAACCCATCAGAATCAAGAGATGTTAAAACGCCTGGCGTGGTGTTTTCCGCAACAGTTAGGTTTGGTAATAATCCTGCATTAGCACCTCTCACGGTATCATATATCCAATGATTGTAAGCGTAATTCCTGACTTTAGCCCAAACAAAATCTGGAGCAAATCCCACACCTGTAATTGCATTAGTTCCGGCATTACCTGTATACAAAACAGTATTAAAATGCTCACTTGGCACAATAGTAGGTGTACAATATTCTTCTGTGTATAACGCTTCTACTTCGTAAGGTCTTAATGCTCTGTTGAATATTCTTACTTGGTCTATTGAGCCTTGTAAAAATTGATTTGCACCACCGCTGCCAATTCTTGAACCAATAGCGCCATAATTACCTAATGGCGTAAAAGCACTTATAGTTTTTGTGCCTATTAAAACATTATCTACATAACCTTTAAATTGCTTTGTTGAATTGTCGTATGTTATTACTAAGTTGTACCAAACATTATTTGAAGGAGAGTAAGTTATATCGTGTAAAGTATTAGTGCTATCTACAATTCGTAAATATAAAATACTATTAAATACAAATATTGAAATCCCTGAAGGATCTCCTGAATTTCCTATATGAATACTTCTGTCTCCACTTGTGGTTGATACATTGTCAAACTTTACCCAATGAGAAATAGAAAAAGAACTATTGGCACTTATTATGCTGCCTCCTAAGTTTATATAAGAACTTGTGCCATTAAAAACACCAGCTTGACCAAATACACCAGTGCCATAAGTAACATTTGTAGCAGTACCATCATAGTTTCCACTAACATCTGTAGCATTGCCATTTAATTGATATAAAGCTAAACCACCACCATCTGGAAATGGGTTGTATAAATCTACTGTATTAGTGCAACCACCGCCAGCGTTAGTGTTAATCAATTTGTTACCAAGCATGTTACTCTGTTATAGGTTCACCTAATAAATTATCTTGTGGGAAAAATGTATGCGTGTATTTTAAAACTTCAACATAGGACGTTAGAGCAGTTATTTCAGCTTCAAACGTATTTGACTTAGTTATAATATCTAAACGATCGTTAGAAACGTCCTGAGGTATTTCTACGGCTCTTTCAGCTAATCTTGTAACATACCAGTCTGTTGGTTGTAGCAATTTACCAGTTTCTGTTTTAATAGCCTGTATTTTAGATTTTTTTAAAGCTTCAATGTCATAAACAGGTTTTGTTTCAATAACAACATCGTTTTCATCTTTAATTTCTGTTACAGCATTAAAATCAATATCTTCTACAGTGTGAGTAAAAATTTCTTTATCAGCATCAAAGAACATAGCTGATAAACGCTGTGTATGACTATCATAAGACGGTGTAACTACATCGTAGAAACCAAATGCCTTTGGATCTGCTACTTTTGTAAAGTTAAGGTGTAAACCTTTGTCATCTTCCCAAGTTGATGGCAGACGCCTGTATGTTTTAATGTTACCGTTTATTTCTATTGCTTTCATATTATTGTGCTTGAGATATTGATAACCAGTAATCACCAGAAGCAACAACTGCTATTTGTATAAAATTTGAAACGGTACCATCATAAGCGCCGTTAATTATTTTTGTTCCAACAGGAAACGTAGGTACAAATGCACCAGTAAGCACTAAATCTTTAACCATACCAATACCATCGTTTGAAAATGTAAAAGTTGTATCAGCTGTTAGGGTTTTATTAAACACCGCTGCTGCAGAGAAATCTATATCTGCTGCTGCTACCGCTGTTGCTGTTGTAAACTCTGTACCTAATACGCCGTATTTTATTTTTGTCAGTGCCATATATTAAGGTTTTACTGGTCTAGTACCGTTTGGAAAATCTTGTTGAGCTGGGTAGTCTCTTAGCTCCTGTCTGTAAGTCATATAAGCAGCGTGCTGCGGATGGTCAGTTAATGGAACAATAAAATCAGTTCCTTTAAGTTCTGAATCTCTCCATTGTTTTTCTTCAGCAGTTTTTTCCTCTAAAGTTTTTACAGGAGCAGCAAATACACCATTAGCGTAGCTAAATCCTATGCCAACTTCTTGACCTGTCACATTAACTGTTTCTTCTTGTAAAGTTGCAGCAAACTCATCAGAGGCTACTATTATATTATCTACTTTACCTTCTTTTATTATAGCTATTAAGTTTTCCATTTTTATTCGTACCATTTAATTAAACAAAATCCTGAGCCTCCATTTACATCCCTTCTTGAACCTTGTCCAGAGTTTGCTTTACCACTATATACACCTCCCCAGCCATTAGGGAAAACTCCTCCTGCACCATATCCTAAAACACCACTACCAGCAGTCGTATCTTCATTGCCATTTGACCCCCAAGTAGCACCCATTTTGTCTTGTTGTAGTCCATTTCCTTGACCTCCTACCGCTGTTAAATCAACTCCGCCAGCAGAACTGCCAGAAAAAACTGAATTACTTCCATTACCAGAATTTGTGGTAGCCCCAGAGCCAATAGTAACAGTGCAACCCGTTGTAGAACTTAAATACATTCTGCTTAAAATTGTTTCTCCGCCACCTGAACCGTTATCTCCGCCTCTACCGCCTCCTGCAACTAAAAAAACTTCTATATAACCACCAGCATCAATTAATGCTTGTGTAGGCGTAAAAGTTCCTGAAGAATTAAACTCTTCAAACTTAGGGGTTAAACCTCCACCGCCAGATGGAAAAAAATCTGTTAAATTACTCATATCTTTATATTATTACCCAGCCTTTTGCTGCATTAGTGAATATTAGTTCAAAGTTTTTTGCGGGATCATCTAAAGTTAAATCAGACGCTAACCCCATAATGTTACTGCCGTTTCTTGCTATAATACAAGTCGCTACAGCAGACTGATTACTTATCTTAATAGAATCTCCAGCAACAGGTGAAGCTGGCAAAGTAAGCGTTAGATCAGCTGTTAATACATATATTGTATTCTTTAAAGCGTTTGTGTTGGTAGATATTACTTGGGCATCGTAGTTAGTACTTATAGCTCCTGTTTGTCCATCTACAGACGTTACAATAGCTTCTACGGTAATGTTATCAATTGTTATAACTTCTATGCTTGCTCCGTTTGGAGGTGCTACAGAAAATGTTAATGTAGTTCCAGAAATACTGTAAGCATT